TTGAGGGGTCGCTGGTGTTGCGTTCGCGAGAGCGGCCGCAACATCGGCATGGAGGGTGGTTTATTATTTAACAGAAAAACCCTATAAAACAAAAAAATTTAGAAAACACAAAAACTCTCTGGAGCTTAGAAAAATAGTAGATATTAGTCTTAGTAACCACTACAGTTGGAGTCTGTCACCCGATACCTTTTCCTTTAGTATGAGCCGTGTCTCTCCAAGCAATGAACCATTCACTTTATGTAAAATTGGCCTAAGTATTTGCGAAAGTCTATCAGCCCGGGAGTCCTGAGGGATTGGCCGCAAGCCCGAGGGTATTGAGACAACCGTAGCATGTATGGATGCCTTAATAAGTAGATCTGGATGTACTCTTTGTTAACACGGTGGTTAATCATACACCTGCAGGGGTCAGGATACCTAACTTACCCCACTTTTTTTTCCCTTTTTAATGCAGACAACAATGGCAGTATCACGAGCTTTCGACGGTATTATGAGCAAATCTTTGGGTCTGTTTGGCCTGGCAGACCATGGGACTGAGTTGGACTCCTCCCAAAGCGACAGGTTAATGATGACGGCAGCTGGTAACACAGCTTCCATCACACAGAGGGCAGTTGCCCCCACAGTCTCTGGTACGACACAAGCAGAGCGCTTCCTTAGCGCGTTGGACATACCTATGTCCAAAGAGACTGTGGCAGAGAAGGGATATGTGGTGTCCACTGGTGAATGGACAACAGCACAAGCGGAAGGCACCATTTTGGCTGAGGTGCACTTCCCCCAAATCCTCAAATCTGCTAACTATGCTATCAATGGCATGTTAGCGTATCATCAGTACATACGGTGTGGGATAGATGTACTGATACAAATTAATCCCACAGAGTGGCAAGTAGGGGGCTTGGTGGCATGGATGGAGTCATGTCAAGATGACGCATCAAAAGTTTACACCAATTTCAATAATTTGGCAACATACCCAAGCGGGTTTCTAAATTGCAACGTAAACAATGAGATCCGCATCAAGCAGCCCTTTGTGTTCACCAGGAACCATTACATGCTGCATGATGCTAGCCCACAACCAGATAATTTATTTCTCTTACGCATGGCAGTGTGGTCACAATTGGCGGTGGCTACTGGCACATCAACCATTGTGTCTTACAAAATTACAGCCATGTTGCGGGATGTTACCATGCATGGAATACGTGTGCACAAGCCCCAAATGTTGCGGTCAAATTTTGGCTATCGCGCCTCACCAGGGGTGCAAATTGACCACGGCATAGGCATGATGAACTGCAGTAACATGCAGGAGTTGCGGATCAATGCACACATGACCATGGGTTGTGAAGACTTCTCCATGGATGCGAGCATGGCGGGGGGTGTGGAGTGCAAAAATTTTGATCTGCACTTGCACACGCCATGTCGGTTCTCACGGATCACATGGTCTACAACCCAGACCTCAGGCACCATGCTGGGCAAATGGAAAGTGCACCCCAGACAACCCCATAACACGTACACCACCTGGACAGGCGGCAAGTGTTCCACCAATTTATCATTGCTATCATCTCTTTACCGTTACTGGCGCGGGGATATAGTATTCAATTTTCAGGTTTTTGCCACCAAATGGCACTCTGGCCGCATAATTGTGGCATTCACCCCCGGGCCATCTGAGATGTTGGCTGCCGACACAAGTCTCAAGGTTGTGTCCACCTGCACAGCAGCTGAGTACGATATCCATGGGCCACAGAGCACTTTCTCTTTTAGGGTGCCTTACATCTCTGCCACCCAGTATATGGACTGTGACCCTAGCAAGGGCCACACAGGTTTTGTGCATGTGTACGTCTACAATCAGCTCGCTGCACCCAACTCTGTGTCCAGCAGTGTGTACATCATATGTTCAATGAATGGTGCGGACAACTTCGAGTTGTTTGTGCCCAGTTATAATGCACTGCAGGCAGGTGGTGAGGAAGTGGAGGACGTGCAAGAGCAAGTGACAGTGGAACATGGCACAGGGACCAACAAGACCAAGGAGTTCAAGGATAGTCCCATGGGTGCTATGGAGATGCCACAATACAAGCCTTCAGTTGGTGGTGTGTTCCCTGAATTGGCAGATGGGGAAAAACTGCACAAAAAAAAACACACTGATCTGGATGTGCTATTGGGTAGGGCACACCATTGGGTGACTGTTATTTATTCAACATCACAATCTTTCATCCATGATGAGCAGATAAATTGGAACAGTATCCCAGGCTTCTGGCAAGCCATCGCCAGATGTTTTACCTTGTTTAGGGGAGGCTTGAAATTGGTCATACATGCAGAAACTTTTTTTGATTGTGAACTGTATGTGGCGTTCCGACCCTCAGGCATTGAGCCAATTACAACACTGGAGAGCCTAATGAAATATGGCATGGTTTCTTTTTCCACCGATCAAACTCATCAGGTGGTCTTGAAGCTGCCATGGTATCAACCTCTGGCTGCTAATTCAGTGTTCTCCCTTTCTGACGGGAGTTTTGGCTATGTGACTGTGGGTGGCACGAATGGAGGTTCCATCAAGCTCCATTATTCATTGGCCTTTGACGAAGACTCACACTTCTACTTCCCACGGGGCTGCCCGATTGATTCAACATTCCGCCCCGCCACACTATCAAACAGGTCTAGGTATGCGAGGGCGCTACCAGATGCTGTTTCCACAGTAGAGGATGCAGCTGCGGACAAGCTCTTTAAACGGAGCAAATCCCTGGAGCAGTTGCAGTGGGATCCTAACGAGCTTGAGAGGTGTTTGTTGCGGTGTAGTGTGGATAGAAGGGCGACTCACACCACCCCAAGACAGCCTCCTAGACCAGAACCTCCAAAGAGGGTCACAGTCGTGGAGAAGGCCCTGGGAAGGTTTGTGGGGATGAAACCAGAGATGCTAGTGGAGCAATCTCACTGTGGACATTGGCTATGCAAAACACCTGATGCCAAATGGCCCATTATGCACTATTTTGTGCGTCTAGCTGACGGCTGTCAGTATGGGTTCTACCCACGAGACGACAAGTGGGTTGATGTGGGTGAAATTAGAGCTGAATTCCACAGGCATTTTGAATGGGTGCAACCTGCAGACGACATGTGTGAGGTCTTACCCATGTTGGTGGGTCTGTACCATCGACCTTACCATATACTCACCTACAATTGTGAACACTTTGCGCGGTCTTTTTCAGGACTGGGTGAGCATTGCACCCAATTAGATATACTGACCAATGTTTTGGGTATGACTGCGGGGCTAGCAACAGGTTTGCCAATGCTAGCACAAGCGAGTGAAGATGAGGAGAGTGAGCCTCAGGGTATCAAGGATACCTTAAAGAAGGTTGTTGGTCTGGGTGGTGTGCCAGTGGAGATTGTGTGTGACTTCCGGGAGCGGGAGTTGGCAAAGAAACCCCCTGAGTATGAGCCATTGCCTCGATGGCAGAGGGATTTCAGTGGGGGCAGGGAGCCAAGACCAGCTCCTGCCCCTAGAGAGAAAAAGAAGAGCTGGATGGCGAAGAAGATGACTAAGGTTGTGTCAGATGGAACCAAGGAAGCTGCTGAGGTGATGACGGAGAATGTCATGGCGCGGGCACACAAGATGATGTCGGACTGGGTGGAAAAGGTTTTGAAACCTGCTCTGACTGATAAGGGCATCAAAATTGCCCGGCTAGTTATAGCTGCAGTGTCCCGTTTGGTGCAAGTTGGTTGCATGCTCTACACAATAGCAGTGCACCCTGTGCCATCAGTCATTGCGCCTATGGTGACAATGGCAGCTATGGAAGGTTTCCAATCATTGGGGCTTTTTCTGTTGAAGGACCGTGTCAACAAAGAACAAGACATGTCGGACGACATAGATGTGACTGAAGATTTGGCAGCCATTGTTTATGAGTCAGTGTTGGGGATGGTGCCGCAAGAGAATGCGCCAACAGGAGGTTTCACTGCATTTATGGCCTCGGTGCGTAACATCAGTATTATGGCTAGTGGTGTTAGGTCAGTGATCGTGTTGGGCCAGTGGCTGGTGAAGGTAGCCACAGCGGCCATCGAGTATGTGTTCCCTACCAACCTGACAAGGTGTGCCAGGATGCTTGAGAGGGAAGAGAAGAATATAGCCGCTTATGTAGCTGCGGTGCGAGAGATCGACGAGCGAGAACCACAGATTACGGGTGAAGCTATGGCATGTCTGGAAGAAATGGGAGCATATTTCTGGCGTATTTGCATTGGAGCTGTGAGTGTGATTAAGAACAGGGGCCTCATCAATGAGATCGAAAAGGCCTACTCAAAAGTAAAAAATCTCAGGATCAATCTATCCAAGCAGGGTAGTGGTGTGCCTAGGATGGAGCCTATTGTGGTTTGGCTGCATGGGGCTAAAGGGAGCGGTAAGTCCCTGGCTAGTATGAGCATCGCAGCTAGTATTTGCAGAAAACTGGGTTATGACCCCCGCAAGGAGATTTACACCAGACCAGTGTCTGCTAAGTATTATGATGGTTACACAGGCCAGAAGGTGATGGTCATGGATGACATGGGACAGAATGTAGGGCCAAATTCCACTGAGTATGATGATTTTTGCCAACTGGTTAGCACAGCCCCCTTGAGGCTGAATATGGCCAGATTGGAGGAAAAGGGCACATTGTTTGTGACACCTATTATCATTGCCAGTAGTAACATCGCTGAGCCTAGGCCCAACAGTGTGAATGACCATGATGCCATTTTGAGACGTATAGCTGGACACCGCTATTTGGTCTTTCCCAAGAAAGAGTTCCAGAAGGCGGCCCTTGGCAGGGATGCCAATGGTGAAGCAAGCTGCGTGCTTGATCCAATTGCAGCGGCTGCTGCTGGGACGATCAGGCACATGACATGTTGTGAGTTCCATTGTGGGACTATTGAGAGCAAGACGCCGGTCGGATTGCCTGATATTGTGCAGAGTGTCATGGGTACTTATCATGTCAAATCAAATTTTCATGATGATCTCATGGATATGTGGTTCGGCATGGTTGAACAACAGACGCCAAGCAGAAGTGCCTACCAGGACTACGCGCCCGGACCAGACGCTAACACACGGGTTATGAAAGCTGTGCTCAAGGAGATGAAGATGGAAGGTGAGTATAGTTTGAGAGTTATACCCAAGTGGGCGAAAGTCCTACTGGGTGTTTCAGTGGCGTTGGCGATGGCTTCGGCTGTTGTGGGTGCTGGAGCGGCACTTTGGAGTTTTTCTAACCGGAGCAAGGAGGCACAGACTCAAGGGGCATATCAACCATCAAGTGCCCCCAGGCCCGTGAAAGTGACTAGGTCATTGGTCCCTATGAACACTCAGTCGGTGACAGACATGATTAGCTTGTTTAGAGATCATACCGTGCAGATGGGTTACCGTAAAGGAGAGACCCTCATGTACAAGGTACAAGGCTGTGTGGTGCGAGGACGTCAAGTTTTGGTGCCGAAACACTACTACATGTCAAGCAAGGGAAGGGACATCCTGGTTAAGTCACGGGGTATTGAGTATGAGTATGAGCATGATTCCGTTGATGTGACGGAGTTGCGCTGGGACGGTCAGGAAATGGATGCTGTGATCCTGACTTTTCCAACGGCAGGAATGCAGCCATACAAAGACGTCACACATCATTTTGTCAAGGCCGCTGATGTGACTAAGGTGGATGGGTCTAATGGATTGCTAGTGACTGTGGGTAACTATGGTCCTACTGTGATCTGTGAAACCAACCTTAAATATTATGAGAGTACTACCTATGGTGTGTCGGCCCAGTACAACCCTGCAGGTGTGCTGATTGGAGAAGGTTGTACACTGGAGGGAATGTGCGGTAGTGTGCTGATATCTGCTTTGAACAAAGTGCAGAATGCCATACTGGGGATCCATGTGGCAGGTAATGGAGATCGGGCGACCACACAGGTGGTTACCCAGGAGATGTTTCAGCAAGCGCCACAGTCCGGACGGATTGTGGCAGTGAAGAGTGGGCCTCATGTGTCCACCAGTTGTAGGACAAAGTTCAAACTTAGTCCACTAGCCCCGTATGTGGATTCTGGTAAGGTGCCTGCGTATTTGTATCCCTCTGCTCTCACTGAGCAGGATGTGTTTGCAATGGCACTCAGTAAGTACTCAGTGCCATTGGTGGAGGCGCCATCCGATTGGCGTCTGTTTGAGCAGTCTTTTGCTCAGTGGTTTGGCCAGGAGTTTGGCATCCACGCTGGGCAATTAACGATGGAGGAGGCGATTAATGGTATAACGGGGCTAGATAGGATTAATGTGAAAACATCTGCTGGTTGGCCGTGGTGTGCTATGGGAGTGCGGAAAAAGGATATGCTGGTTTTTGACCATGAGGACCAGAAATGGTCCCCCACCAGTGTGTTGCGTGATGCAGTACTGGTCCACAAGGCCATGGTGGAGGATCTGGAGTTGTGGGATATTGGAGCTGAGCGTGATGCAAGCCTGATGACGTATGTGACCTATTACAAGGATGAGTTGAGACCTTATGACAAGGTGCTAGCTGGGAAGACTAGGATAATTGAAGCAGCACCAGTGCACCATGTGATTGCCTTCCGGATGGTTTTTGGTAGAGCAGTGGCAGCTTTGCACAATTCCGCGCTATCTACCGGATTTGCGCCGGGTTGTGACATTGAAGTCCAGGCTAACCAGCTTCTTTTTGAGGCTGAGAAGAGACCGGATTTGTTCGACGCTGACTACCGAAACTTCGATGGCAGTTTGCAACCTTTTGTGTTGTATTCAGCCATGAGGGTTCTGGGTTATGTGTCGGGTTTGAGTGATCTGGAGGCAAATAAGTGGGCCAGTTTGTTGGTGGACACTAGCCATGTGTTTGCTGACTTGAAGATACAGGTCACGGGTGGTATGCCATCAGGGAGCCCTGCAACCACTATCATCAACACGGTTGCAAATATGATGATGACATATTATTTGGCACGGGCATGTACGAGAACAGCATGGAGCCATGTGTGGCATACATTCAAAGTGGTGGCATATGGAGATGATCTCATACTCATGTGCCTACCAGAGGCCAATATGAGTCAGCATTCAGCAGCGTGGGTTCGCGCTGCGTGGGGTTACTTCCGTGCCACCATCACTGATGCCTCCAAGGGCTCAGTACCCACCAAGAAAAAATTCAGTGACCTGGTCTTCCTGAAGAGAAGATTTTTCCAAGACCCAGACTGCCCTTGGGCAGTACATGCTGCGCTGGATAAGAGCAGCATAAGAGCCATGCTGGAGTTTCAGCATGAGGATGAAGAGTTCCCGGCACGTGTGCAGGGTGCTCTGAGATTTGCGATGCACTGGGGTCGATCGCATTTTGAAAAGGTGATGCGCATAATTGCGCAGGTGCCTTCTGTGCTCCGTTGTGTCGGACATGTTCCCACATATGATGACCAGTTGCATGACTGGTTTGATAAGATGGAGTTTTCTTAAAATGGACATAGATTTTGTGTGTATTTTATAATTTAATTAAAGAACACCACGTAGCCCTGATTGGGGAGCGTTCCGCGTTTTGCGAGTGGTGAAATCACTATGTTGTATTTTATTTTAGTTTATTTGTATGGTTGGTTTTCATTAAATAATGATTGTATTAGTAAACATTTTAAAACATT